AAGCAATGACCATTTAGCGCTATCAGTGTTTGTTGTTAGTGGCTGACCACCGCTAGATGTGTGTGCTGTTGTGGCAATAAAAATATTATTGGTGCTTGTGTCTTTTACAATGTCACGCACAGCAAAGGTTGTACCAGATGACCAGTTACCCTTAAACACACCAATCTCTTGCGTAATATCAATGTCACCAGAGGCATCAAAAGCAAACAGTTTGTTAGCTCTAGCCGTTGCATCTTCAGTAAATGTTGGGTTTGAAATTGTTGTGGTTTTAGAACCTTTGATAGACCTATCTAACTCTTCCTGATGCTGTTGCACCATAAATGTAAGTTTATCAAGCTGATCCTCAAAGCTTGCAGCAGGGAATGGATCGTTAGCAACAAGATCTAAGCCCTGTGTCAAAGGCTGTTCACGAATAATAGTAAGTGACTCGCCGCTTGCTGGGGCAGTCACCATTGTGACATTACCACCGTTAGCGTTACCTACACCACTAACAGTATACTTTGTTGAAATGGCCTGTACTGTCTCACCGCCACTAGCGTTACGCAAAATAACAGTAAGATCGTTTTGATCAAATATCTTAAAGCTATACGCAAAAACAGTCTGTGAACCGTTACCGTTAAAGCTTACCTTATTTACCGCACTACTAACTGTCATCTATTGCTCTTCCTTTTTGATCTGTTCCTTTACGCTTTGTCTATCTAAATATGCTTGGCGCATACTCGCATATTCTGGCAATTCAATCAATGCATTAAACCCAGCGTCTATAAAATCGGAATTAATCTTTCTAAATAAGGTTACTCTTTGTCTTGCGCTTAACCTTGTAAATGATGGCTCTATCATAACAGCTGCCAAAGTTTCTTTAAACGTCAAATCTCCATAACCACTTCTGCGAACCCTAACAGTATTTTTTGCAAGATTAACTAAATCTGATTGCATACCATAAGTTAACGGAACACCTTTATATTCTTCTGGATTTGTTAGAGGCCAATCCCCGGTAACATCGTGCAAACGTATAAGTTCTTTTTCATAGTTTTGTAACTCATCCCCTGCCTTTAAACGTAGCCCAGTTACGTTTCCAAATATTGCAGCAATAGGATTATTAGCAAAGCTATACTCATCAGATCCTAGGGGCTCACCAAACGTATCATACCTTATAGCATTCAAATCTCTTTCACTTTGAATAAATGTGTCTTGCCGGCGCAATGAGTTCATTACGTTTATAAATTCAAAAAACTTATTGCTTGTTTCTTCTTTAGCTTGACCAACTCTAAACAGTTCCGGTTTACCTTCAGCATCCTCATAAAAATATCTTATAGTTCCATCTTCATCTGTGTACTGTTCCATAATGTCATCAAGAGTATAATATTCAAAATCCTCTTTTGGCCTGGTCTTTGTAGGATCAGCAATACGAGTAAACATTCTTTGCAAAGAGCTTAACGGATTAGGTAAGCCTGGTATAACTGTTGTGTTCTCAGCATAACTTCTTGCTAACTTGGCTGGATCAAACCCATCCATAAATGCAAGCGTATCTGCAATACCTTGTAACATCGGTAATTCTTTGTAGTATTCTGCTGTGGCTATTGCCGCTGCACCTACTATCGTATTACGTAAACCAGGATCATTTGTATTATTTAACCTTTGCACTGTATCAGCAGTAATGGCAAGCAAACCACCTACTGGTTCAAAACCTGCATAGCTTACATAACGCAAGGGCCCATTAGGCACACCAAACCTGTCAAACAACGGCTTACCCTCTGGAAAACCCTCGCCTTTTAAAACAAAACTGTACGGTTGCCAGCCTTTAGGTAGAGCGTTTCTTTGTGCTGCTGTTTCTGGTAAGCCGCCAGTAAGACGTCCGTCCATTGCGTATTGCGATGTTTTTAAAATAACAGCAGATCCAAGAGTCAATTTACCCATAGCTAGTTGTTGTTTTTGCGGTCCGTTTTTACCTAAAAAATCGATTGCTGTTTTACTAAATGGCGTATACTCCATAGTTCTAAGCAATGCATTTGTAGGCGCCGTAGCAAACGGTAGAATAAATCTACCAAACAAAGTTCTTTGAAACCTACCAGTTACTTGACCAAAAAAACCGAGGTCAGATTGTAACGTATCAAATTTTGCTTTGTAATCTAAATCATCTGCAACTGCCATTGGATCTAATAACAACATAGCAGCTTCATCAGATGCTTGCTGTTCAGTCATGCCATTACGTAGCGCATGCTGATAACGCTTGTTAAGCAACGTGTAAAACTCACCACGCTGCGAAATAGTTTTTGTAAACTCATCTGCTGCAAGCAACAACCTAAATGGTATACGCATACGCTTGCCTAGCTCATCTAATGATTTACTAAAAAAACTACTGCTTTCTCCTACTGTAGCCGCATATTGCTCAACGTCTAATTTGCTTGCCCCGGCTGGCATTTCTGTGCGCCAGGCAATAGATGCAGCTTTTAAAGCGTCACCAAAGGCATCGCTCCATCCTTTCACTCTTAAAAAAGCATCCTCAACGTAAATTTGATCTTCACTAATTGGGTATTGCATTCCTAGCTGTTTGCGCCCACCTCTGATAATATCTCCGTACACGCCAGCTATTATCTCTGTAGGCAACTGAAACAACATAAATGATGCAGTGCCTACAAAATTTTTAAACTGTGTTGCTGGGGAAGATAGCAGCCCTGCTAAGTATGCCTCATGTACCATTCGTTTAGTTTTCGCATACGTGCTGCCTCTAGCAAAATCATTGATGCTTTGCATATAGTTCCCATCTTTAGCGCCAGCTGCACCAACTTTAAGTAATCGATCCGCTAATGCTTCAGTAATTTCTGCGCCGCCACTTTCATTCAATAATCTTTGTGCTTCTTCACTAAACCTAGTTGCGTCCAACTCGCCAGTAACATTAATTTGAAAAGACTGTAACGCTCGCGCTGCTTCTGTTTGTGCGCCCTTAAGTTGTAATTGTATGCCTGTATGAATAGCTAACTGCCTACGAAATTTTAATCGTGTTGTTGCATCTGTACCGCCAGCTTTTATTTGTCTTGCTAGCTCTTCTAATTTAGCCGCACTCTTTACAAGAAGCTCACGAGCCCCAACAAACTCAGCAGCAGTTAATGGCCTGTCGCCAATTTTTCTATCTAACAATTCTCTTGAGAAACCTATCTCGTCAGCCATAATACCACGAGCTTCATCTATCGTCATATTATTAGGAATTTCACCTCTAGTGCGAGCAACCGTTTCATTAGAATAAACTTCGCCAATAGCTGTAATAACTTTTTTTACATCGTCATCTGTATCAATAAAATCAAAACTAAAATCACCACCGTCTTTTAATGATTTTATATTAGTGTCTTTACTAGCAATGTAAGTTAAAACCTCGTCAGCCATATCTTCTTTAGCTATAGCTGTCTCTGGTTTAAAACCTCTAGCGTTTGCTGTTAAAGCCTTTTGTGCTTCTGTATTGACGTCAACGGCTAACGCCTCTGCTTCTAACGCTTGCTCATTAAGGGCTTGCTGTGCGTCTTGTATAGCGTCTATTGGTATTTCTTCGCCTATAGCCGGCGCCTTTAATCCTTGTGATTCAAATTTTTCTACACCCTCTGGTGACATTAATGTAGGAGCCAACGATCTTTTTGTAGCAGTTTCCGAAAATGTACCGGCGTCTTGCACTAAAGGTTTTTCTTGCGGCGTAGGCATTCGCGGCGCTTCACTAACAACCTCATTGTCAGTAGGTTTTTTAGGCGTAGGGCTTGGGCTATCTAGTTTTGATAATAATTTGAAAACACCACCAGAACCAAACGCTACGTCAAACTCACCTTCGCGGTCTGGGCCTTTAGCAAATTCTTTAGGAGCCCCAGCAATGTTTATACGCTGTTGCTGCTCTTGTTGCTCTGCTACTTCTGTTGGATCAATAGCCATACAGGTTACTCTTCTGTGTTTAAATTAACATCTTTTTCGTTAGGTTCTGCTTCCATAGGCATAACTTCTCGTCTACGGTATAAACTTTTAACTAAATCCATAACATTATTCTGCGACTGATTTTCCGCTTTGTCTGATGATTGCATCGAACGCTCCACGATCTACTCCTTCAAATTCGTACCAAGGTTTATTACCGCCCTCAAAAGACGCTACACCTGGAAAGTTACTTGGAAGAACTCCAGATTTTTTGCTAAATACTTCTTTAAACATATCATCAAGTTGCTTTTTTGTAAATTGATATGGCTCACCTTGACTTGTTCTATATACATATCTGTTACCGCCGCCGGGGGTTTTTTCATACTCAACACCAGAATACTTAACATGGAAGCGCCCTTCTTTTACTGGCGTAAGCTCAGTTGGTTTAATATTAGATTGTTTTGTTTTTAAACCTGACCCTACAACAGAGCTTAGAGTTGGGTGTGAAACAACCTGCCCAGAAGAAAGAACCCAGCTTTCCCAGTGGTAGCGCCCTACAGATCCTACGTCACCTCTACCAGCTTTAGTATACATATCTTTTACTCTAGAATTTAAAGATCTTTCTAAAGCTTCATACTGAGCTAAACCTTGAGCACCTTCAAATTGCGTATAGACATCATCATAAATTTTATCACCACCTGCCCACATTCGATTTATTTGTATACGATCTAAAACAACTACGTCATTTCTACCTGATACTAATAATGCAAACGATAATATTTTATTTGCAATACCAGTGTCTTCAGCTAATCCATAGTAAGCCCTACGAATTTGTGCGCTTGACATATTTGGGTCAGCAATCATTTGATGCAATCTTGTAAGAGCAGAAACACCACTTTCGTCAACTGCTGCCATTTTCTTCAAAAATACTTTACCAAAATCATTTGCGTTTGATGTTGCAGATCTGCCCGGTGTTCCTTCTGGTATAGTCGTTTTAACCATTTGCAGCCAAGCTTCTGTATCAGCTTCAGACCACTCACCTCTAGCAGCTTTTTGTATAAACGGACTTGCCGCTTCTGCTAATTCTAAATAACCACCTTCGTGCGGAAAGGCTGATAACCTTCTTGATAAAATAGACCATAACATAAGTTGACCAGTAAGTTCTGGATCAGCACCAGCGCTATAAGCTTGTTTAAAATCTTCTTGTATAGACAAACCTTCATTAGCTGCTTTTACTTGATTTTCTGTTAAACCTTTAAACCAGTTTGCCCATTTGTCTGTGTCGTTAGCATGTTCAATCATCCATGATGGCGGCGCTGGAACCTCTGACGCATTTTGAACTCTTGACATCATAAGCGCATAATTTTCTGGACTTGATAACGGATCTGCAAATTCTTCAGACAATGTTGTTAATGACTGAGATGAAACTTGAAAATTACCTGGCGTCATTTTTTTAGGTATAAAAGATTGTTTGCCTGTTCCAATAATTGGAGCGTTTTCTACAGTTACACGATATTGAGGCTGCAACTGCGAAACCATTGGCGTGTCACTAGGTGGGCCAATTTTTATATTAGGTTGCATCAATCTACCAGCTGCCGCTAAACCTCGATCAACCATTGGCCCGACAGGATTACTAAAAACAGTTGAGCCTTCTTGCGCTATACGCTGCTCTGCATCAGCACCCATGCGAACTATTGATGGCGATAGTATATTTATTCCACGCTTTAAAAGTTTGCCAAACGCAAAGCCAACACCAGTAGCCTCAGCAGCCCCAGCAAGCATCAATGCAGCACCTATAGCCCTTTTACTTATATCACCGCCTTGCCCCCTATCACGGCCTTGCGAAAACATTCTGGCGCCCTCTTGCATATCCATAATACCAGCAGTTGCAAAATCACCAATACCAACACCTAAAGGGTTGCCTGTACCAAAAAACATATTGCTATAGAAGCCGGCATTGTTTTTAAACTCTGGCATGCGAGCATCTATTTCTTGCTGTATTTGTTCTTCTGTCATGTTTGGATTTGCTTCAAGCAATTCATCACGCAAACCAGCTACAGCTAGATCTACAACAAAATTTTCTACAGCAAGGACACCCTCTTCACGTAACGTAGGATCATATGGGCCTATCATAGGCTCACCATTAGCTATTGCAGTGGCAAGCTCTTCTGATGTCATAGGTTGTACTGTAGGAGTTTCTTGTGCTGGTTTCATTAAATTCATACCAGCTTCTATTTGCTCTCCAGTGTAACCTGCTGCTTCTAGATCTGCTACGTCAAACTTTCCAACATCGCTTTCTAATTTTTTTGCATATGTAGCAACCTCTTGCGCTGCAAGATCTAAAGGTATCTGATCAGTGTTTTGACTTGGCATAGTAGGTTGCTTTGGAGCTTCCGACATTACCTTTACAGGCTCTTCACCTATCTTAAAATAACCACCCTTAGACATAGGCGTTAAAATTTCATTTGTTTTTGTTTCTGGATTAAAAATACTTTTTTTAGTTTTTACTATAGCTGGATCTATGCCGGCAAACGCAAGCGTATCTGCCTCGTAGTATTTTTCCATTTCTAGGTCTGTATCGTTACTTAATAGATCAGCCATTAGAACAATCCTTGATTAGAATACTTGCCGCGCAATCTTGCTTTAGAAGCTGCATAAACACTTCTACGTTGATCTTGTACTGTTTCTGACAAGCCGTTAAAATATCTATCCATAGAGCCTAGAGGATCATTTTGATCAATAGTTAAACCAGGTAAATTTGTTTCTATAGAAGCGATGTCAGCTTCGTATTCTACTTGTAATTCTGCTCGATAAGATTCACCAAACAACTCTATTTGTTTAAGAGCAAACTCTTGTATCTCTGTTCTTGTCATAGGTTTACCAGCAGCCATGCGGCGCATATGCTCGCTTTGCAACTCAAAGTCAGCTGCTTCAAATGCAGTCTTAGATGCTTGAGCTAATCTATCATTACCGTCAGCTGCTTGCTGCTCGTTGTACCTAAAAGATCTTTTTAAAAGCTTAGAGCCCTCATTGAGAGCTTCATCAGACTCATTTGCTACTTTCATATACAAAGCTCTGTGCTGTTCAGCTGTTATTCTGAATGTATCAGTGTTAAGCTCTTCTATCGTAAGTTGCCCACGTTCAGCTAATGCGTAAAGCTCGCTATAACGTGCCGGGCTACTTTCACCAACTGGAGCAAACTTAAAGTCTGTAGATCTGTCTAGCTCATCATTCATGCGATCTTGTTGCGTTGGGTTTGCCCACATCTGTGCATTTAAATAATCACGTAGAATTGTTTTTGCTCTAACTCCACTTATTGTTTCCGTTTTGTCAGAATCTGTAAGATTATTATAAGCTTCTGGCGTCATCAATCCTTGCATAGTACTTGCAGTTACCTGATCACCATCTTGAACAGAAATAACAAAATTATATGCTTTAGTGTGCATTTTATTAAGTTGATCTTCTTGATCTTTAAGCATCTTTTGTTCTGTATCGTAAAATTTCAAAGATAAAGCTAAATTATCTTGTATCATTTTTGTAGCTACATCTCGATCAATATTGTATAAAACATGCAGCGCGTATGGATCATTAATACCAGTTCGCGCCATAGCTTCTTCTTCTGTTAAATCTCCAGCCTTTACTTCATCTTGCAGGTCAAGCATTTTAAAAAGCTGCATAGCTGTATTAGGATCATTACCGTATGTGTTAGTAATATAACCAAACGCAATATCGCTTCTTAATTGTGCGTTAGCTTCAGAAACTTTAACAGGATTAAACCTATTACCTTTAACGCCTTTTTGTTGGTCATTATTCAGAATACCAAGTTTAGAATTATAATTTTCTACAGTTGCGCCTGGGCCTTCTATTAGTTCATTTTTTAATCTTTCCATACGAGCAGCCATTGCCGCTTGTTCAGCTTTTAAAATTTTATCGTCAACAACTGCACGTAATCTAAATCTTGCTGTAATTTCGTTTTGCTCAAATGCATAACTTAATTTTCTACGCATTGTTCTACTATCTACAGAATTTATTGTTTTATCGCGCAACTCCGTCATATAGTCATTCCACTTATTCTCACCATCAAGAACATTGTAAATGTCTGTAGAGTTAGATAATGCATACTCTGCTTCAGTCATACCTTCTTCTATAGCCAATGCTGCTTGATTATATTGCGCTTCTTGGCTTGCCTGATAACGAACATTAGCAAATTGTGCCGCACCGTTTAACAAAGCTTCTAAAGGTTTTGCTTTTTGCAGTTCTGCTTCTGCTAAAAGAGAACCATTCATTCTAACAAGGCTCCTTAACTCAGTGCCTGTTTTTGTTTGTTGTGGCGCATTTTTGCTTGTAAAAATAGGTATTCTCATGTTCTTCTAAACGCTCCAGGATTTTCATAAACTGTTGAAGCAGTATTTGCTAAACTTGTTAGTAACGAAGCTGTGCCTTGCGCCCTCAGACCAGCAGCTTGCGCTCCACCTTCCATGCGTGAAAGATCTGCTGCCATCTGCAATCCTTCTTGTTCATCGTCTATTTGCATGTTTACAACGGAGTTATCAAACTCTCGTAATTTTTGTTCGTAATCAAATTCTTTGGCATTCTGTCGCATAATTGCCATAGGTGTTCCTTGGCTCATATCTACCCCGGCGTAACCAAAACTAGCTTTTGCTGTTGATTGTATATCTCTCTCAAACTGCAAAGCTGCTCTATTTTGCGAAACTAAAAAATTTGCGTTATAGATATTTTGGCTTTTTTCTAAAAGATCAATGTCACGCTCAATAATTTTTGCGTTGAAATCGCCGGCCTCTTGCGCTTTGGCCGCTGCTCTATCAGCAGCTTTTTTAGATGAAACAGCAGAAGCAACCTGTAAACCTGTTGATATAAGCATAAAAGGGTTACACATTTCTTAAACTCACTTATCAAATGTATTCATGCGTGGGTAGAACGCAAGAACGGTTAGCGGTAGTGGCTGACCCTGTTTTATATATACACGATCATCGTCATCAAAGCCACCAGGGAACTCAATATCTTTATCACCAGTAAACATAGGAACAGCAGTGTCCATATCCATAGAACTATCTCTAAAAAATATTCTATCGACTTCACCACTATCATTGCCAACTTCTGCGCCTACAGTTTCAAAGAAACGCACAGTTATGCCATGTACACGCTTTGGTTTACCTTGGCTCGTACCATCTACAGATCCGGACTCGATACGCAAAGTTTGCATAGTACTATCATATCCAAAACCAACAGCAGCTTTTGTAGAAGAATAATCTAATGTTATACCCCCACCACTTACAGTTTCATCAGGGTGTGTTGCTCCGTTACCAAGAACCTGCAATGTTTCACCTTCAAGATGATACAAGCCTGTTAGTGTAGTTGTAGCGCTACCACTATACGACAAACCACTATCAACAAAAAATGCTGTTGTTGCATCATCGCCAAAGTCAAACACTTTCATTTTTTCTATATAACGCTTTGTAACACTGTTGATTGTTCGTTTTACAATCATAAACAACTCATCTTCACCAGTGTCTGTTGGCAGTGTTGCAATACTTTCCACAACAGCTTGACCATTGTTAAACGTGCCGCCAATAACATGTTTATGCCAAGCAACAACCTCTTCTTCTCTTCTATACGTCAAGCCAAGAAGCGTACCGTCTTCTCTAATACACCACACAACGCTGTCAGGCTCTTGCTGGAAGGCCATTTGCACTAAGCCACCTTCGGTCACATGTTCAGCTAAGATAGTCATATCGGGCGCCGAGTAGCCCCCTGTATTAACGTCACCGACAAATTTAAATTCACGTATTTTTCTTTTGCCACGTTGAGCAAACAAAGTAACATCAGCAACCTGTACCGGGTCTATCTGTGCCGTGCCATAATTAGAATATTTACGGATAAGTGTTGTTGTTGGCGTAACCGGGCCATCATTTGTAGATGTAAGCACATACTCACCACCTGACGTACCTACAGTCAGAACTCTTGTTGCAGAAAGAAACCGAATAGCGTTTACCTGGTTAGATGCAATCGTGTAGATCAGTGCATCATTATCTCCAGTGCCAACAGTAAAATTATCATAGTCACCGTTTTTGCTAAAGAATAATGTTTGTGGATTATTATTAGTATTTCCAAACACTAACCGCTGCTCAAAGAAAGACACAACACTAGGCCTATTGTTTGTTCCACTTAAAGCAGGGTTAGGAGATCCGGTGATAGATAGTGTAGCAAATGTCCAGGCATTGTGATCCGTTCTTGTTAATGTGCGTATATCATATGACGGATGAACTAAATACATTGTGTCAGCAGATTGAGCAAACCTCACATCAAAAAGATCTGCTTCAGCATACGGCGAAGCTATTTCGTATATCTCTGTAGCTGTTCCACCTGATGTAAATGTTGTAAAGTTTGTTGTATTTACTGCAACGCCAAACAAATCTGTAAGGGTAAATGTATTAGTCGTAGAGTTTGCAATTAAATAGTTACGACCATTTAACTCTGTCATACCACCAACACTATCAATAAAAACTTCATCTCCATTACTAAAACCATGACTGTTGCTAGTTAAAACGCCTGGGTTAGCTTTAGTAATTGCTGTTATTGTTTTTGCAGAACTATTTAAAACTTGTAAATCGTTTCTTAAAACACGCATCGTTTGATTGCCAAACTCAAGTATATACGTGTCAGATGTTTTAAACTGAAAAGGTATTAGTCTTGATTTTACAGAACTATTAGCAATCTCTCCAAGATATTCTGTTCCTGGTCTACGTGTTACACCGCCATGAGGCATAACAACCATGTTCGTAAGATCTGATAAACCCTCACGATACTTTTCTATATTGGTACGCCCTTCTAGCCTTGGGCTAATCTCACCGGCTGTAAACGAGCTAAACGCTGGTGCTGAACGTGCCATTAGAACCTGCTTTCAATAAAGTCACTTGCCTCTAGGCGTTGCGTTGCGCCCTCTGTTGCATCGTTAAATCGTGCTTCGTTTATCTTAGCCTCATACAGAGAAGTCTGTATTTGCACCATGCTTGTTGAGCCTGTAATGGCATAGCATATCTCAGCTGCCAATCTAGCAGCTAACGCTTCTGTTAAGCTAGCATCATATAGCTGCGTATCAGTTACGCGACCAATATATTTAATTTGCGCCGAGCCCTCATCTGTTAAAAGTTTACGACCCTCAATAACAAACACCGGGCCACCAGTATTATTTGTAATATTGTCTTGCGGATATGACAAAGAACCATTGCTAAATTCTAACACTCGTAAGCAAAAAGGATCTGTTGGTAACGCATATTGAAAAGCATACCCAAAAGCTGGCGTTGTTGTTTCTTGTGCTAAACTTGCCCGATTGATTAAGCAGTTCCAGGGATGCGCCCGAAAGACTGCATCTCTTACCGACTCGTAGCGTTGATTTACAACTCGCGCCGCCTTACTGTTTTCATCTAATGAAGTAATATTAGAAGCGCCTAAATTGTTTAGCGCGAAGTTTGCAATATCAACTGTACTAGCCATTTTAACCTATCCTGTAAAAGAAGGGGCGGCGAACCGCCCCAACCTAATTAGTCAACCACATACTTGATGGTTACTTCGATAGTGCCTGTACCAGCAGCACCGCCCATAGTGACTGTGATAGCCACACCATCTTCGTTTGTGTCTGTCTCTGTGCCTGAGCCTAGAGCTAGAGTAGCGAGGATGTCTACTTTCTGAGCAGATGTTGAGGCAGCA